ATATGTGGATAAGAGTCAGACTATAGTATCATTTTTAATTTTTAGATAACCACTAGAATTATCACCCACTGTCATCTCAGCACCGAAATAGACATGTGGGAAATCTGAATCTCTTAAATTTAAGAATTGTGATATATGTGATGTATTCATATTGGTTCTAGTACTATTATTATATCCAATATGAGTTAAAGCACATTTACCAAATAACGATAACCTTTTGTCAACTCCCTCAACATCTTGATTTGCGAAATCTTCATTAATAGCTTCTAGTAATGGTCTCAATGAAGTTTTCTTTTTGGTCTTAATACTCATTATATATTTCCTCCTTTAAATATACTCTGTGATTTAGTTCAATTACTAAATCCATCATAATAATGTATGACGAAGAATAAATCTTAGTAATTAGTGTCTTAGAGTATATAAAAAAATAAGAGACTCTAATAATATACTAGAGTCTCTATTTAATAATTACTTATTTACTATATTGACAGTATCTTCAATACTAGCCTGTGAAATATTTACAATATTAACTAATGGAACATATCCAGCACTACCATCATTCTTAATAACATAACTATACTTAGATCTGTTATTAGGATCAGCTTTCCTAAGAATTGGCAACCATCTATGAATAAAGATACCATTATAATCATGCTCACTAGTAGCCTTAATGATAGTATTAGTATTTAGGAATATCGGATCATACTTATTACACTCATCTTTGTCCAATATCTCTACCTTATATGAATTAGGTTTAGGTAGCATATTATTTGTAAATCCATTAATAGGTTCATTATATGTGCAAGTTACTTTATAAACTGGGTTCTTACTACCCTCAGGTAATAGAAATACCTTACTATATTCTTGTACTTCATCATTATGATGATTGATCTTGATATCTAATCTATCATACTTAGAATTAGTTGACTTATCCAGATTGATAGTATTAGCAACATAATTACCATTGCTATCTAATTCTTCTGGTGGATCAACTTCCTCGATAGTACTACTCTCAGCATATGTTACACTACTGGTTCCCATAGTTAACATCAAACTACTTAATGCAATAAGTTTCATCTTATCCAATGTCATAATTCTAATTGTCTCCTTTTCTCATACTTCTAATTTTATTGATATCAGTAATCGTGTGTTCTATAATGATATCAAGGTCACTCTGATTTGCTCTATCATATAAGACTACGAATCTTCCATATTTGAAGATAATCTTCAAAATCATAATCTTCACTAAGATATCATCTGAAGCTAATGCATATCTCAATGTGTCGATATATCTGTTTATAACATCATTATCATACTTCTTAACAAACCTACGGATTCGCTTACCATACATTACCAATCTTGGTAAACCTAACGCTACAGCCAAATCATCATCAAGACCAATCTTGTTTGCAACTTCAAGTATCTTAGTTAATGTAGTGTATCTATAATATCTATCCAATTCAGCAATCTTATCATACTTGTCTGAAAGATCGTCTGGATCTGTGTAGATATCTGTACGATACAATTTGTTTAGAATCAGTACATAATACTTATCTGCTCCCTTCACTACAATCTCAACTGGTCTGTTACTACTCAATTTCCTCATCTCAATTATCCTCCTTAATTATATTTTGTTTACAATATTGGAAATTGTTACCAATAAATAATATATCTATGATATCCAATATGAACTAAATAATTGTCATAGAAAAAATAAAAAAAGAAGGGGGGTGCTATTGCACACCCCCTTCAGCGACGGACAGGATGAACTTAAGATGATTCTTAAGCCGTAATGTGGAATCGTTCTTCCACACACCCCTCTCCGCATAAGGTGTTACCCACTCCCTGGCAAATATCGCCAGTTTCCTGATCCTAGCAGGATCATCAGATGATAATGTGAATTTCAGAGCGTCTACAAATCTTGGATGCTCTGAAATAAACATCTTGATTGCACAGATTTCTAGTGCTAATAATCCCTTAGGAAAGAACTGGGAATGTTCGTCAATTCCCAGATCTATTAATACACGCCAATCTGCATTATACTTTTGGTGCAACTCAACAAATGCTCTCAGGTCGATGAATGATGGATATTCGAGGCTGGTTGGATACTTCACACCCTCGGTCGAATTAAGTACTTTTTGCTCAATGGTCATTTCACTAGCAACATCATCTGGAATTCTTGAATCCAATTCCAAGATGCGATATCCGCCCATTAATGTGTATCTGTCATTAATAACTTCGTAATGTCTTGTCTTGTAGTATCTCATATGAATACCTCTTTCTCCCCGTTAACGCCAATAGGTCAACCTAAATTTTTTATCAATGATTCATTCAAATAATATATATATATCAATTTTACGGTTAAAGATAGGATGTGCTATTCACACATCCTATCAATATTACTCATAGATACAAGTTAATCCATATTCTCTAGCAATAAGATGTTCTACTAAACATCCTCTAGCATCTGCCCAACCTTTACAGAAATATACACCATCACATCTTGACATAGCATTAATAGCATAAGATAATCCAACTAATGAAATATTGGTTGTATTCACATCAATAGTACCAAAGTCTGTGATATTATCAATTACTATATCTCCTTGTGATTCTAATACTGTCTTAACTTCATTCCACTTCTTTCTAATATCTTCAATATCCTTACCTCTCATTGGTTGTGATATCATTACTTTCATATCTATACTCCTTCATATTCAATCTTTAATCCATATTTAGATGCTACTGTATAATCGTCAATACATCTAATATCTGTATTCCAACCTTTTCCAAAATATACACAATCACAATCCTTCATAACTTTTATACTGTAATATAGTCTATATAATTGCGCCCTATCTGATAAAGGATCCGCAGAATTATAGAGATTGGTATATTCTACTGGTGTATCACCTCTTTCGATAATGTAATCTCTAATAGATTTATAGCTATCATTATAACTATCAATCTTATCTTTTAGCATAGGTATTACGATCATCACTCTCATAAATTAATTCACCTTCCTAATTATTAGTAATCATATTCATTCTCATCAAAATCCAATTCTCCAGCATCTATTGCAGATAATCTAGTTTCTAGTATAGGAATAATTGATGAATATAATTTCTTGTATAATTCTGGTCTAGCTTTAAAATCGTCATGACAATGTACCATACTGAATGACATATCTTTATCATCAATGAAGTACATCTTATTCTTATTACCAGCTAATAATCCTACATCTTTAGCATAAGCTAATGATGTTCTTAATGAATCAATTCCTCTCACCTTATCATAGACAACAAAAATATTTTGACCAGCTTGACTTACTCTTGATTTGATAATCTTTACCTCAATACCAAATCCATCAAAACCATGTTCTTCTAGTGTATATTTTTCACTACCAATAGCTTTATTCTTCCATAAGATATGAGCATAGAATTGTGGTGCTTTACCACCAGGCATAGTTTCATCTTGGTCTAAATATAAAATCTCTGCTGGAGATTTTATAATACCAATACTAGAATTAGTCTTAATCTGATTAATTGCAAATACAGTAATATTTGCAGTTCTTATATATGGCAAAGATTCAGTATAAAATCTGGAGATTTCTCCAGTTAACCTCATTCTATCTGTCTGAGAACTAACTTCCTCAATCTTCACATAATCTTTCTTACTATCTTCATTCAATTCTGTAGATAGTGTTGCAATAGAGTCAATGATAATGACAGTAGGAACATACAAAATTATGTCATTACCAAACTCATCTTTTTTACCAGTATTATATTGATACTTATCTGGATTTGTTGTCTTCTCTCTATATAATCTAATAATAGTTTTCTTAATGTCAGATATGGTATTCATCTCTTGTCTTAAGATATATTTACCATCTTCCATATCCTTCATTCTTAACTTAGTAATAGCTTGGATTCTTGAATAGTTAGCTGATTGCTCTAAGTCGAAATGAATAACGGAACCATTTTCAAATGGTCTTACAATATTTGCTGCAATAGCTTCTACCATAGTAGTTTTAGCAGTAGATGGTTTTCCAATAACTGTTACGAAACAACCAGCAGTAATTCCAATACTAGGATATTCATCAACGATATTGTTATCACCATCAAATACTCTTACTTTATAGCCTAGATAATAGTCTAATATAGGATTTCCTGTTTTGTAAGAGATCACACTAGCATTACAATCAAAATAGTTCTCCCCCTTAGGTGCATTTTCTCTAAGAGCATTAATTAATAAATTCTTTCCCATAATAGTACCTCAACTTTCTTATATTTGGTTAATATCAAGTATATACGAGAATTGAAAGCTAATACCTTAGAAAATACTAATCGTAAAATTAATATATATATATATATTATTTACGTGTAGTTACGTGCTTATGACTACACTTAATAAAATTTGAGTTGACCTATCGGCGTTAACGGGGAGAAGGAGAATTAGTTATGAAGAATACTAATACAAATAATAATGGAAAAATCAAGAACACATGGAGAATCTACCTTGAGGGTAGAGGTGCTGGTGGATATCGACCATTCCTCAACTGGGCGTTATATCATATGCCTGTACAAAAAGATAGAAATGGGAAGAGATTCATTTGGGTTCGTGATCTTATCAAATATAAAGGTCAGGACTACGGAACCAATATCCATAATGTCAGGACAATGAAATTGTTGTCCTGGTTCTCCGATGAAGTTGTAGCTTTTGGTGAAGTAAAGAAGTTTTGGGACAGCGTTCCAGATAGCTACTTCGCTAAGAGGGATGCACGGAAATATTTCCGTGAGAATAATTTCATTGAAATCTTCAGAACTTCTTGGAGTACTGAAGATTGTAGGAAACTTTTGTCTACTGTTGGTTTGGAAGAGTGGGTTGACAGTGATCCAAACCAAGCTGTTGGATTCGAGACACTTGAAGAATTCCAATCAACTAGGAGAAAGAATGTGTTCAGAGCACATGATATTCCAATCGTGTATGACCTCACTGAAGAAGACATAGTCTCTGAAAAATGGTGTAAAGAAAATAATGCTACTATGTCATATGCCAGAAATTGTTGGTGGACATACAGAAGGCATTATTGGAATTATGTCTTCGAGCTGTAAATCAAAAAAGAAGACTATGAATAGTAGTCTTCTTTTTTCTTCTCTCTTATTTATATAAAATATAATAATCATACTTATAATATATTAAGTATATAAT